CGACATATTGCTATTATGCCCCTTCCGAAAACCTTAATTTTGTTACCCTCTTTCTTCCAGTCACCCTTAGTATAGTTCATCTCTCTTTGGGGGTTTGCTTTAAGCCAAGCTCTTTTCTTTGCCTCTTGGGCTTTGGACATATCTTGACCCGTAGCAATGACACATTCAATCTCTTGGTCTGTTAGCTTCCATTCACGGTTCATTACTTACCTCCTTTACCAAATACCCATATTTTCCCACGCCAACACTTGAAAGTGAATCCTGCTTCTTCATGGATAGTTTTGCCGAATATCCTAACAAGCCAAAACTTCCATCTTGGTGCTGTGGCTATTGGCATATCAAATAATCTCATCTCTTACCTCCTTAGTTCTTAATAAGTCCCAGTTAAAGATTTATACATTTACCTTGTAATCGAACCTACCTGATTTCTTTGCTTCTACGTAGTGATTCTCACATATGCCAATATTAAGCGGATTTCCCGTGGGTGTCTCGCTATCATTAAAACAGATAATAGTATTTGTCTTTTCTGTGCATCCATCTATCTGGCAAGTTGTGCTCACCCTCCAGTCCACTATTAGCGGTATCATCATAATCCCGCCTAGCTCATTATCATGGATTACATTCATTTTAATGCCTCCTTAGTTCATTGATATTTTCTGGACATAATTGTTATCGGCTGGTTTCTTATCCTGCTTACATACCTTGCAGGTTTCAGGACTTGACCAGGGACAATTCTCGCATGGTTTCTTTTCATTAGACATAGTTACCTCCTATTTAGTTCTTACTAATTAATCGTGAAACTTAAAAATGGTTTGGCAATATCTACAGCATGTTTGGTAATGGCCGGAGCCGTGTTCTTTGTTAGCTTTGAATGGGCGATATTGACAACTAACTCCCTTCTTTCCACAGACCCTGCATAGCTCAAATTTCCTTCCCATTATTAGCCTCCTATTTATTTAGTCCCTTATCGCTACCCCTTAACTTGGGTGGTCAGCCCGCTAAGGGGTAGAGTAAGAGTCTAACTTACTGTGCATAGCGGGGGATAAAGCAGTTTTGGAGTTCCCCTGTGTTTCGGTCTATGTGTCTGCGGATACCAAAGACATCATGGGCAAAGTTAACATCATCTGCCTCTAGCAACTCATTCAGTTTGAGTGGGCAGCCGTTAAGATGAATTGCTGCGACATCCATAGTGGCATCCATAGTGGGATAGTCAACCCCTTGCCCTTGTGCTAATTTTACGGCTCGCTTTGCAATCTTTATGATGGTGTCATGCTCTCCCTTAGTTGCTTCCCAGTTAATCATTTCCTTACCTCCATTTATTTAATCTACACTCATTATAACACAGTGATAGAGGCTGTCAATATTACTTTAGTACTATACGGTAACGTGTAAATTAGGGTGGAATATACAGGCAACCTAGTTGTTGTCTCAATGTAGCTTGTGGGTGGGTACAGCTACATAGTATCACGATGGAGGGAAGGACTGTGGGTGAAAATCCTACTTTTGTTCCCTCTACTTCTTAAGCGCTTGCTGGGGTGGTCACTGACATGACAATACGTGGTTGCACTGGTGACGTTTGAGGTGTCAGCCGAGTCACCTGTATGACGCCGTGAAGCTGGGACTGGGCAACCAGAGGCGGTACTGCAAGGTAAGGGTTAGTCCTTATTAAGTCTTACGATTCCCAGACCCCCGGCAAGCTAAGATTGTAGGCAAATAGGAGGGTAAGATGGGAAAAGGGTCTAAAGCGTTGATGGGCTCTTTGAAGGATTTTTGTGAAGGGTATGAGAGAATAAAAGAGAATCCATCATTTTCCAATATAGATGTAAGAGCGGATTGTGAATGCCCTAATTGTGGGTCACGGTTACAACTGTTATGGCATTTATACCCTCAACTATTCGCCAAGTACCCTGAGAGCAATGGTGGATTTAGCTTTATAGGTATTGAAGAGTATCAAGTTAAGGCGACTAAGATTGTAGACTAATATGAGACCACCACCTGCCATCGGATAAAGGAGCTTCGAGCTTAACACGCTAGTGTGCCAAAATGAATGATTCTACTACAGAAACAATAGAATATACTAATAACTATTATAAGGAACTATATGACAAGACTAACACAAAAACAGGAGAACTTTACACGCTTTATATTCGATGGCTTTACCCAAAGAGATGCCTGGAAAAAAGCCGGCTATTCATGCCAGTATGCTCTTGAAAAGATAGATAGTAATGCGTGTACCCTCGCCAACTCAAGGAAGATTCAAGGAAGATTGGCCGAGCTCCGGGCTTTGGTTGCTAAGCCTACAATCGCCAACGCTCAGGAGAGACGAGAGATACTCACAGGAATAGTAAGGGGGAATATAATAGACTATCAGTCCTCTGGTAGCATATATATTGACGATAATTCTCCCAACACTGGTTCAATCGAGAGTTTAGAGACAAGTAACAGGTATTCTCGGGACTCGCATGCTGGTAGCATCACCATTAAGAGGCCAGTAGTTCCTGAGGCTGTAAGGAATAACATATTCGAGAGAGATGGTAATAAATGCGTACTATGTGCATCGACTGTTAATCTCCAGCTCGACCATATAGTATCTCTATCTAAAGGCGGTAAGACTGAAGAGAACAATCTACAGACGCTATGTGAGGAGTGCAACAAGGTAAAGGGGGCTGGTAAAAAGAGTCAGCCATTCACTACCACCAAGCTGAAGTTACACAATCCTATGGCAGCTATAGCAGAGTTAAACAAGATGGACCACATATACACTGAGACTATAGAGCAGAGCGTTACCGTTCAGGCAACTATATTTATTTTATCAGATGGACGCAGGTTAACAGCCGAACAGTTAAAGGATGCCAAGGTTATAGAGATAGGGGGAGAAGATGCCATTCAAGGACACATTGAAGCAGAGGGAATACAACAAAGAAAGGATGAGGAAGTCCCGTCAGGGTAGCACAGAATGGGTAGCACAAGACAGGGTAGCACAGAGTTGGTATCCTAAAGGTGTGTTACCTGGAGAGATGACATCTGACCAACTGGACAGGTTCCCTAATATCCCCTTACCTTTTGGAGAGGCTTATTACAAGGCCTTAGCTGAGGGGATAGAGGTAACTAGATGACTAAGCAAGAAAAGATAAGGGAAGGGATAACTGAGAGAATAAAGCTTCACTATGGTTCCATTCAGCATATTAACAATACCGTCTTGGAAGACTTAGTTGCAGACTTCATCCTAGAGCGTCTCCACTCTCAAGGTGTAGTGATAAAGGTGAAGAGGAGACTACCTGATCACGGCGTTCTTCAAACGGGGAATTATAGGGCTGGGCAACATAGTATGCTTGAAGCTGGCTATGTAGCAGTAGAGCCATTAATAGAAGTAACGGGATAGGATTCCCTTAGTCTAACCTAATGAACGTCTTATTATTGATTGTATGCAGTCCTGGGTAGGTTTCTATAAGGAGGAATAATGCATAAATGTACCGGATGTAAGCATACCGAATTAAAGTATTGTGAACAATGTGATAAGGTATACTGTAAGTGTGGTAGGGAGTGGGGTGATTTACCTTATCTCTATTATCAGCCCTTTACGCATGATACCACAACCACTATCCCGTATGATACCTGTGATGTAACTGACACAGTATGTACACACAGTCATTAAAATGTTAACTGAGATAGAAACTGTAGTAAGGGGGAATAATGGAAACTGATTGTCCACGGTTTCGTTGCCCTAAGTGCAAAGCTATGGGTAAGATTGACGATGAGCAGGATTTAGGTAAGGTGAGCATAGTCTGTCCCTGTGGCTGGCACGGTTATAGTAAAGAAGGCCAGACGATAACCCTTAAAGATGTAGGGAAGGTTGAAGATATACTCTAGGGGTGGAAGTCCCCTAGCTCCGCATTAAAGAATAATGGTAACTGAAATAGAAACAGTTGTTAATTTAATAGAGCTATTACCAGGGCAGTCGGCTTTACTAACAGACTTTGACAGTTCTGTATTAGCTGCTATAGCTGGTACTGGTGGTGGCAAGACAATGACTGGGTATTGGTGGTTACTTAGTAGGATGGTAACATATCCGGGTAACACATGGCTGATAGCAGAGCCTACTTATAACATGTTGAGTAAGATAATACTTGAGAGTTCTGACCCGGACAGGCCCTCGTTGTTTGAATTCTTTAAGGGAATAGGTCATCATCCCAACTATCATGCAGTTGATAAGATACTATACACGGACTATGGCAAGGTATACATGGGAAGTGCAGACAGACCTGAAAGTATGCAGGGAGCTGCGGTAAAGGGAGTGTGGTTAGATGAAGCTGGACAGATGACCCTGTTAGCACATGAGACAGCCGCACAGAGATGCAGCATGATGTCAGGGCAGGTCTTATTAACCACTACACCCTATAACCTAGGTTGGTTACTTACTGAGGTAAAACGCAAGGACGGACAGCATGGTATACACGTAGAGACATGGCGTAGTATAGATAGACCTGGGTATCCAAGGGACAGTTATGAGAGAGCAAAGCAGACACTACCCTGGTGGCGTTTTGCTATGCTATATGATGCTCAGTTCGAGAAGCCAGCGGGACTGATTTATTCCAGCTTTGATGAGTCAGTATGTGTAATAGATAGATTCCCAATACCTAAAGAGTGGTTGATATATGCAGGACATGACTTTGGTCCTGACAATCCCGCTGCTTTGTTCTATGCTTGTGACCCCAGTACGGGACAGTTCTATTTATTCGATGAGTATCTACCAGGTTCTGGGGTATCGGTACATGAAAGGTGTGAAGCATTCAAGGAAAAGACCAAGGATATGAATGTAGTCAAGCGTGTCGGTGGTTCACCTCAAGAGGAAGAGAACAGACAAGCTTACAATGCTCATGGTTGGGTAATATCAAAGCCAAAGATAGGTCATGTAGAGCCTCAGATAGAGAAGGTCTTTGCATTACATAAGTTAAATAAAGTCATGGTATTCAGTGATATGGTTCACTATCTGGATGAGAAGCGTACCTTTTCTAGGGAGCTAGATGATATGAATCAGCCAACTTATAAGATAGCTGATGAAAGAAGATTCCATTTAATGTCTTGTGAAAGGTACTTATTAAGTGACTTCACACCTGAGACAGTAGTGGGAGGTAATCCAGGTAAGGCTGTATCTTATATATAAATGATTCTAGAGATGTAACGTTCTCACACTAATTAAGAAACAGTAGTGGCGGAATCGGTAAAGACACAAATGGATAGTATAAGGGAATGTCTTAAGGGCTTAATAGGAATCCCAATGATATTTGATGGTAACTCTCTCTGCCCTGAGTGTTTAAGGAAGTCTATGGATATATATGGGGGAACTTTTTTTTGCAGGAACTGTGGTTCACGGTTCCCTGCGACAGTATTTGCAGATAAATGGGGTGAAAGATGGTTAAAGTTAAACGATGTATAGTAATCAAATGGGGTAGGTGGTCACATTCAGCTATGGAAAAGTATACTTATGACCGAATCTATAGGAGTGGTTTCCACTGGACACCATTCTGTCATCGTAGTTTAAGGTATATCTAGGGGTGGAAGTCCCATAGCTACTGGTATAAGGAGAGCATATGGCAGATAAAACCACATGGGAAAAGATAACCACACGAATGACCTCATTAAAGAAGTTGCATGATAGGATGGATGCTTCTCGGAAGCTAGCTTATCTTGAACCGTATGGGTTACGGAATTTCAAAGATAAGAAACTGGATAATGTAACAAATGTAACTGGGAATAAGGCAGCGGTATTCGGGAATGCGATTATTACCGACCTTCAAAGGTTAGTCTTCCAGACTGTTATTGAAGGTAAAGTAAGTAGTCGAGATGCTGCACGTATTGAGGAGTTCATAGACGATAACCTGCAACAGGCAGATGAATACATATTGCAAAGATACGGTATAGTTGGATTGTATGAATGGCTATGCAATCACATCTGCATCAGGGGTCCGATAGGTGCAATGTGGTATCCCTGGGTAGAAAATAAGGAATACAACGTTCACTGTCTTCCAGTTGATATGAGGTGGACTTCATACATGTATGGAGCGAAGGGTTTGAACTGGGTAGCTCCTATAACCTATCGGAATTCTGACGAGTTGATTAGTGAGCTTGAGGATAAGGAGGGTGTTCAACTCTCCAATATACCAAAGGACACACAAGACCTGGAGGTTAGAGATTACTGGGATAGTGAGAAGAATGAGTTATGGGTAGAACAGAAATTAATTCTTACACAACCTAACCCATTAAAGAAGCCACCATTTGTTATTGTCTTCCCTCCTTCTGGGTTCATGTTAAGAGACAAGGGTTATATAGAACATGAAGCAGAGGATATTTTTTATCTAATACGTGGGTTGAATGATGAGCTAAATCGGTCATTATCTATAGAACAGTCTTTATGCTTTAACATACTGAGGCCACCATATGAGTATGAAGAGGATAATCCTGATTCATCGCCTTCAGTACCACCTCCTCTATCGGGTGAAACCCTGAAGAGGAAAAAGGGGTCACTTCATCAGCCTGTGCCAACGGGTGATTTGAACAGAGCCACTATAACTGCCCAACAGGTAATCTCTGGAATGATAGATGACGGCGCTCCTACGGCTCCCAGGGCGTACAATCAACCGCCCTCTGGTGCTGAATTATTGTTAGAGATGGAGGCTTTATCTCGATTACAGAACTCACGCATAGTAGGTCTTACGGTTTTCCGAGAGCAGTTAGCGCGCCAGATGATAGAATTTTATAGAACCGTTGCTGGCGATACAGAATTCGCAATAGGTAAGGTAGGTAGAAGGCGAAGCTATTCTGTGGTGCAACTAAAAGACCCGGATAAGTATACTATCTCTTTGAGG